TGGGCATTACCAGTTACATATAGTTTTGAGTCTGGAACGTTGTCATTCTCACCATCTCCAATTCCAATACCGAGACCACCATCAACGATGTAGACATTTCCATATTCAACTGTCACAGTGTTTTGTGTGATGAGATGTCCCCAAACATTCGCAGTTATATGATCTTCTCCATTCCATTCTACGTGATCCTCTGTGTACCCTGCATCTGTATAACCTATAGAAAAGTGGTCATGAGGATTAGTATGGTGACCAACGAATATATTCTTACCGGGGTGTTCCATGAGAATACCAATATCCAGTGAAGTAGATGCATTATTATTAGCTAAATCAAGGATACGGTCAGTTATAATCACGTCATTTGATGTAAGTGCAAATGTATTACCTACTACAGAAATATTACCCGTAATTTCCACATTTGCTGCAATTATAATTGAACCATCATCATTTTGAGTAATGAGAGAATCAACAAGTTTCTTAGTTGCATCTGTAAGGGGTACTGTACCTGTTGACATGTTCAACGTTTGCACACTGTCTAGAGTTGTATCAGCTGCATAGAGAGTACCTTGAATACCTGTACCACCAGTCACTTGGAGAGCACCACTAGTCTTTGAGACAGATGTAGTTGAGTCTGAAATATGGGTAGATGTAGTCACAAGGGCACCTACGTTAGCTGTACCCCTAACATCAAAAGTATTAGAAGTAGCAGAAGTACCCACTCCTATGTGGGACGTCGCGAAGACATTTGTAGAGTGGATGTTGGACTCAACACCCAAACCACCTTGAGTTATAACCACAACTCCGGTATCTTTGGAAGTAGATTGAGTTGCATCTGTCACCGTAAGGTTATCAGCCTCAACACCCTCAAGATTTGCATGTGTAGCGTGAATATCTCCTTGAATGCCTACACCACCAGTAACTTGTAGAGCACCAGTGGTTTTAGAAGTAGAAGCTGCGGTACCAGTAATAAGAACATTAGAAGCTGTGCTAATATTTGAAGTCACGTAGACATTACCAAGAATATCGAGAGTGGATTTTGGTGTTATTGTCCCCAAACCCACTCGATTAGTTTCTGTATCTACATGGAGTGTTGTAGAATCAATCGTGACATTTCCTGTGATATAAGTATCACCCAAAACTTCTAGGTCCTTATCGGCATAGATATTTCCTGTGACAGTGAGTTCTTCGGTAATTGAAATATTACCAGATACGTATGCGTTACCTGTTAATGTGAAATCCTTGTAGGCTACAACATTTCCCGTGATATAAGTATTACCCAAAACTTCTAGGTCCTTATCTGCGTAGACATTGTTACTAATTGTCAATTCTTCTATGATGGAAACATTTCCATCCACGTAGACGTTACCCATAACTTCGAGATCCTTATCGGCGTAGACGTTATTACTAATTGTCAATTCTTCTATGATGGAAACATTCCCGGTAACATATGCATTACCAGTTAGGGTGAAGTCCTTATAGGCTACCACATTTCCATCGACATATACGTTACCCATAACTTCAAGATCTTTGTCAGCGTACACGTTGTTGCTAACAGTTAATTCTTCCGTAATGGAAACATTCCCAGTTACATAGGCGTTTCCATCCACGAGAACATCTTCATGTGCATAAATATTGGCATCCACGTGGGTTAAACCGTAGACGTGTACATTAATATCTTCATCCATCTTCGGAGTAAATGTCTTATCAGTTGGTTTTGCAGTGGTGTAAGCTAACGCAAACTCATCAGTACCTTCCCTATAACCTATGACTACGTTTGATAATGCATCTGGGCGATGCATCAAAATACCTAAATCAAGGGTTGTATCACCAGAACTATTATTCGCACCGAGTTCAACGAACGCATCTCTAATTGAAGTATTTTCTGTGTAGATCACGGTAGTTTCACCATTAACCCTAAGATTACCGTCAATGACAAGGCTATCTAAAATGGCAACATTACCTGAAACGACAAGGACATTCGAACCCGAGTCATTCACATATAAATTTGAACCAACTGAAAGTGTGTGTTGAGGGTTCATATTCGCCACACCCACATTTCCTTCTGCAACTAAGGATGTATTGTTCTCAAGTTCACTTTTGATCAAAAACTGAACTGTATTCGCTGTGTTGTTAGAACGAGACACGGCAAGATCGAGAGTAGCACCACCAACCAATGCATTTGCAGACTCACCGGATTCGGTAATCTCCTTTGACTCCTTGTCATACATAAGAAGTACAATTGAGGGAGATGTGAAATCTGGTTTATTCCTAATGGGTGATAAGTATACTGCATTACTGAAAGGTGTTGTAACATCTACATCACTAGCATTAAACACAACTGTATTATCTTCCTGAGTCTGGGGATCGGGTACATTTTTTCCGAAGCGAATTTTAGTTGAAGCCTCAATTGCGGGAAGATTCTTAACACCACCCCTAAGTCTGAGGACTAAGTGGAGTGTAGACTCTTTCTGGATATTATAGTCAGCGAGGGTGCGACCATCTTCTAGTTGTTTTCCAGCAAAAATCAAACGCTGTTGATCGGGGGGAATACCCTCCTTATCTTGGATTTTTGTCTTCACATTATCAATAGTATCTGAAGACTCAAGTTCAAGAGTTATCGTTTTACCTGTCAGTGTCTTGACAAATATCTGCATACTGACAACTATATTAATATACATTGCTAAATTAATTTGCATAGAGTAAAGCCGCCATCCCATTTTGGACTCTGAGGATATTGTAATTTATTGCATATATAGGGTCATTAATAGGTAAGGATTCACTCATAAGTTTCGCACTCTCTATACGACTGAAATTTAATGTACCCGTCGGTTGAAGAGAACTTGTTAATAAACAAAAGCAGTAAATGAAGAAATCGGGTGTTATAGTAAAGTTTGTATGATAATATGACATAGCGTCAATAAAATGAGGTTTACACCATTTATAATTTGACAATTCAACCCCATTAATACTTAATTTAACTCTATTTGTTGTTGAAGTGAGAGAACCATTACGGGACACATCTGATGACGCCAAGTATTTAACTGGGTGATTAAAGATGAGGTCTTGAACATTTTCTCCACTTGGTACACTCTTTTGAACTTGTGTTATCAACATATCATGAGTGCGTGTAGCCATATTTCCACGTTCTTCATTGTCTAAATAATAATAGTTTGCGTGCATCTCTACATTGGGAAAATTAGAAGCTTCGGTTCCCCAATATATTCTAAGCTCCACATTATGGTAGTTCAAAGCTACGAGTGGTAGTGCACATTGTGGACCCTCACAGAAAAAGAAACGGAGAGGGTAAAAAAATGACCTAGAGTGAATACCGGCACGAGCACCGATAGCGCTTCTAGACAGATTAGTGGCAAATGTATCTATAGCAATCTTTTCACAAAAAGTACTATCTTGGGTGTCTACAACAGAACCACCGATTAGGAGTTCGATCTTATCAATTACTTTAGTCCAATCATTTGTATCTAAAGCTTCGTTAGTGTCATCAAGAGTCATATAAATATAACCAAGCATATCACCCGACTTTTCAATCTGAACACTTGACATCGAATTGTTTTTCACATCTCCGCGTATCGTCTGCTTCTCGACGGATTGTGAAAAATTGGAGTGTCTTTTAAACGTGGAATTAAAAAACGATATCTCCGGGTTGCCCATAATGAACTCATCCTGGGCACCTATTGCTACTAATTGAACAATACCTGAAGACATGTTATACTACTTTAAATAGAGAAAATTACAAGTTTGGTTTTCTACACACAAATTTAAAAACTAAAAAGTTATCACCAGCAGTTGAGGAGTTCTTGATGGTAGCACCAGTTTGATCTCTGATCACAAAACTGAGACGATCAACTTGTCTAATTGGGTTTACATACTGGGTAATAATTGGATAATCATCCTTGAATTTAATAAGAGAATCTGAACCACTGTGAGTAGTGCTATCAGTTACAATACTTGCGAACGAGCTTCTGATCATGCTCATATGCCCTTGTCCAGTGAGAACATTAGAAGCGCGATCATTAAAGATGGAATCTAATTCGTTAATAGATATGTAGCAGTGCTCAGTGTTATCTTTGGAATGAATATGAGCCCCAAGAAGTCTTGCCTGAACTACATTTTTAAGGGGTTGTTGAAGGTGACAAGTAAAAGTATTAGCGCTATCTTGACCAATGGAATCAATAGTTATAGTATGATATTCATATTTAAGGTCTGGAATAGTTTGGGGAGAAGTAACCAAAGCCATTTATATTAGGCTTAGATTAAAGATCCACCAATTCCATCCTCAATCTCGTAGCCACCAGCTTGACCAGCAACAAGAGCCTCTGAACCACAGAGTCCACCTGGAGTGAGAGCCTTAGTGTAAGTGCTGCCATCCGAAGTGAAACCAGGAGCACATGCAATATCGTTGGGGAGACTAAAGATGGACTCTTCGTTGGAAGCCTTAATCACGATGGGCTTAGGCTGATACTTACTGGATTGCTTGAGCATACCAATGACAAAAATCACAGCGATCAGGGTGAAAATACTGATGAGAGCATTTCTGTTGGTACGGTTAAGGTTTAACATTTATAATGTACATATATAATTTTTTCAAAAGTGCGTTAAAGGTAATTTAATAGTTTCCCCATAG